CAGATCTCGATGATGGTTATACGCGCATTGCAAATGAGTTGCTGGAAGCTGTGATGCTGGCCGGATTAACACAGCACCAGCTTCTGGTCTTTCTGGCTGTCATGCGCAAAACATATGGCTTTAATAAAAAACTGGATTGGGTTAGCAACGAGCAACTTTCCGAATTAACCGGGATATTGCCGCACAAGTGTTCTGCTGCAAAAAGTGTTCTGGTAAAGCGTGGGATTTTTATTCAGAGCGGGCGGAATACCGGCATTAATAATGTGGTCAGTGAATGGTCAACATTACCCGAATCAGGTAAGAAAAATAAAGTTTACCTGAAAGAGGTAAATTTACCTGAATCAGGTAAAAAAAGTTTACCCAAATCAGGTAAAGGCGTTTACCCGAATCAGGTAAACACAAAAGACAAACTAACAAAAGACAATATAAAACCTTTTTCGTCCGAGAATTCTGGCGAAACCTCTGACCAACCAGAAAACGATCTTCCTGTGGAGAAACCAGATGCTGCAATTCAGAGCGGCAGCAGGTGGGGGACAGCAGAAGACCTGACCGCCGCAGAGTGGATGTTTGACATGGTGAAGACCATCGCGCCATCAGCCAGAAAACCGAATTTTGCAGGGTGGGCTAACGATATCCGCCTGATGCGTGAACGTGATGGACGTAACCACCGCGACATGTGCGTGCTGTTCCGCTGGGCATGCCAGGACAACTTCTGGTCCGGTAACGTGCTGAGTCCGGCTAAACTCCGCGACAAGTGGACCCAGCTCGAAATCAACCGTAACAAGCAACAGGCTGGCGTGACAGCCAGAAAACCAAAACTCGACCTGACAAACACCGACTGGATTTACGGGGTGGATTTATGAAAAACATCGCCGCACAGATGGTTAACTTTGACCGTGAGCAGATGCGTCGGATCGCCAACAACATGCAGGAACAGTACGACGAAAAGCCGCAGGTACAGCAGGTAGCGCAGATCATCAACGGTGTGTTCAGCCAGTTACTGGCAACTTTCCCGGCGAGCCTGGCTAACCGTGACCAGAATGAACTGAACGAAATCCGCCGCCAGTGGGTTCTGGCTTTCCGGGAAAACGGGATCACCACAATGGAACAGGTTTACGCAGGAATGCGCGTAGCCCGTCGGCAGAATCGACCATTCCTGCCATCACCCGGGCAGTTTGTTGCCTGGTGCCGGGAAGAAACATCCGTTACCGCCGGGCTGCCAAACGCCAGCGAGCTGGTTGATATGGTTTACGAGTATTGCCGGAAGCGTGGCCTGTATCCGGACGCAGAGTCTTATCCATGGAAATCAAACGCGCACTACTGGTTGGTTACCAACCTGTACCAGAACATGCGGGCCAATGCGTTGACTGACGCGGAATTACGGCGCAAGGCTGCCGATGAACTGGCCTGTATGACCGCGCGAATTAACCGTGGTGAGGCTATACCTGAACCAGTAAAACAACTTCCTGTCATGGGCGGTAGGCCTCTAAATCGTGCACAGGCTCTGGCGAAGATCGCAGAAATCAAAGCTAAGTTCGGGCTGAAAGGAGCGATGAAATAGAGCTAAAGTATTAGCTTAAAAATAAAGTATACCTAGCGAATATAATCTAGGACTAGTTGTAACGCCCGAAATGATTGATTGCGTGAGCAACAAAATTTTTCTTCCATTGTTGTGAAATCATTTAGCCATAAAGTTTATGCAGAGATTTTATTTTATTTTTGAGTTGATTTTTTTGTAACGAGCTGTATATTTCGCGCCTCTTGTCATACCAGTTATTTTTTTCATTATATTCATAACGTTGATTGAACTATGACCACTGTGAATAAAAAGTTAAAAAAAACTGCATCTGGCGCGATTACATGGTCGGTAATTGTTACCCAGATATTATCTCCAGTTTCTCTTTCTTTGATCCCAGCAAACAGTTTTGCATCATCTGGTAATAAAGATGTTACGCAAACTTATGCCAGCGATGAGCATGCAAATAAAGTGGCCTCATTTGCAGCAAGTGCAGGTCAGAGCCTGGCGAATAATAATGCAAGTAGTTTTGCTGTAAATACTTTATCAACTCAGGCGACAAAAGAGGTCGTCGACTGGTTGCAACAATATGGCAATGCGCGCATCAAGCTTAATGTCGATGATTCTTTTTCCTTGAAGGATTCATCATTCGACTTTTTATATCCATGGCTGGATACTCAGGATTATGTGCTATTCAGTCAGACATCACTACATCGTACTGATGACCGAAATCAGACCAATATTGGTTTGGGGATTCGTCATTTCACTCCTGATAACGCAATGTTGGGTGCGAATGTTTTCTATGATTACGATTTAAGTCGCAGTCACTCTCGTGCAGGTTTTGGGGTTGAGTACTGGAGAGATTATTTCAGGCTTGGTGTAAATACCTATTTTGGTTTGTCTGACTGGAAGAACAGTCGGGATATTGATGATTATCTGGAAAGACCCGCAAATGGCTGGGATTTTTCTGCTGAAGGATGGCTACCTGCTTATCCGCAATTAGGGGCATCCATTCAGTTTGAAAAATATTATGGTAAAAATGTCGGGTTATTTGGAAGCGATAATCTGCAGGAAAACCCTTACGCAGTTACTGGGGGAATTTCTTATACACCAGTTCCTCTGATTAAGTTTTCTGCACAGCATAAGCAAGGACAGAGCAACGTTCACGATACAACCTTTGGTGTTGAGTTTAATTATCGCCCGGGCGTTTCCCTTGCTGAACAGCTTAGCAGTGACAATGTTGCTGTTATGCGAGAAGTCCAGAACCGGCGTTATGATTTTGTTGAACGAAATAACAACATTGTTCTGGAGTACAAGAAGAAGCATGCACTGAAAATCAGTTTGCCAGAGTCTGTTCAGGGGGAGGGGGAATCAATCATCCCTGTAACACTGACAATCAACAATGCTAGTGGTGGTATCAAGTCTGTACAGTGGAATGATAGTGCATTCACTGCGGCTGGCGGCAAGATCAGTGGAAATGGCACATCATGGCAGATCACTTTACCGGCTTATAAAAGCGAAGGTGTAAATTCGTGGAATGTTGGAGCCACAGTACAGGATAACAGAGGCAACGTTTCCAACTATGCCGTGATGAATATTAGCGTTACTGATAGTGGTGTCTCGACGGCTGATTCGTCTTTTACACTGGATGGAGATTCGTCGCCGACGATCTCTGCTGATAGCCAATCCACTTATCCAATAGTATTAAGCCTGAAAGATAGTAACGGTAAGGCATTAACCGGACTGGCTGATGACATTGAAATGTCAGTGGAATTTACAGCAGATAGCAATAGTGCTCGACAGCGTGAAACGGTAACTGCTCCGTCATTAGGCGCGGTAGAGGAAATCTCTGCTGGGGTATATCGCTCTGTTCTGACTGCTGGTTCGCAGGCTGGTACGGTACGTGTAACTGCAAAAGTTCAGGGAAAAACCTTTACTCTGAATATTAAGCAGGCAGCCATTACTGATAGTGATGTATCGACAGCTGATTCGTCTTTTACACTGGATGGAGATTCGTCGCCGACGATCTCTGTTGATAGCCAATCCACTTATCCGATAGTATTAAGCCTGAAAGATAGTAACGGTAAGGCATTAACCGGACTGGCTGATGACATTGAAATGTCAGTGGAATTTACAGCAGATAGCAATAGTGCTCGACAGCGTGAAACGGTAACTGCTCCGTCATTAGGCGCGGTAGAGGAAATCTCTGCTGGGGTATATCACTCTGTTCTGACTGCTGGTTCGCAGGCTGGTACGGTACGTGTAACTGCAAAAGTTCAGGGAAAAACATTTACTCTCAGTATTAAGCAAACAGCAGCAACAGAACCTGATTCTGAGGTCAGTGCTGTTTTAACCGCTGCACCAGCAGAACAGGTAGTTGGTTACAATATCAATCTACAACTGGCAGTGAAGGATTCACAAGGAAATGCAATCACTGGTGATAACACTCTGAGCTTTTATGCTCTTAACCAGGCAGAAGGAGTCGAGTTTGGGACTGTAACGGAAAAAGACGGTGTCTATAGCGCGACAGTAACTTCAAAACGAGCTGGTAAGATTACTATCGGTGTTAAATCTGATAGTCATGATTTCTCAGGTGTTAAGAAAGAAATCACCTTTATTGAGGACCGGCAGCAGGTTACATTCTCTCAGTTTGAAGCCAGCCAAAATAATGCATTGGCTGATGGAAAACAGAGAAATATGGTAACTGTAAGCCTTGCGGACCGTTTCGGCAATGTTGTTCCTGGTTATGCTGTCACATTGTCTTTACCAGCAGGGATAACTCAAGTTGGTGGTGAACATGCTGTTTCAACTGACGAAAATGGTAATGCTATTTTTGCGTTAATAAGCTCCACTCCGGGGTCTTACGTGATTACAGCTCATGCTGGTTCTCAGATGTCTACTGAGTTAACAGTGACCTTTGCATCAAATATGACCGGAGCTTCACTGTCACTGACGCCTGAAAGCAGTAGTTTAATTTCCAATATTCCTGCTAATGGTAAGGATGCAGCGGTATTAGATGTGCAGCTGACAAATACGAATGCGTCGGTCAATGGGCAAAAGATTCAGCTCATCACCTCATCTGAAGGATTATCTATACCAACAAATATCGTGACTGATTCAACAGGGCATGTTTCTGTTCCGCTTACAACGGTGAAAGCTGGTGAGTACACGGTGACTGCACGGGTGACTGACGGTTCCCATAGCGTGGAATCTGGCAGCGTTAAGTTAACTTTTGTGCCCGATGTTGCTTCTGCAGAACTTACTATGAGTGTATCAAAACAAGAGATTGTGGCCGATGGCAGTGAAAACGCAACAGTAAACATTCAGTTGGTTGATGCGAATAACAATGCGTTTACAGGCGAGGTGGATTTAACGATTACACCATCGACGGGAGCATCATTGACCAGTAGTAATCTGCAACTGGATGCTCATGGACAGGCAACAACGCAGTTCACTGCATCGAAATCAGGCCAGTACACAATTCAGGCCGAGTATGTTCTGGATGGGAAACGCATAACCGCAAGCCAGAATATTGATGCCGTGACGGATGTGAAGGGGGCTGTGTTGGAGATCACATCATCTGCATCTTCGGCTGTAGTGAGCGATACCAACAATCTGGTATTTACGTTACTGTTGAAAAGTAAGTCAGGCGAAGCATTAAGTGGTCGAGCATTGAATGTTAAGACATCTGGGCCGTCTAAATATGGTGCGTTGGTGGTTGATAAAACCACAGTAACGACTGATGAGAACGGTCAGGCTACGGTAAGCGTACATGGTCGAACGGTTGGTTCGTATAAATTAACGGCGACCTTAAACGAACTTGGCAGTGATGTTAGCGCGGTGAAATCATTCTCCCTGTACGCTGATGACGCAAATGGAGTATTGACTCTAACAAAAGATCCTGGTTATGAGACAAACGATGGCTCTCCAGTAGGTATTTATGCTCGATTTGTCGATCATTTTGGAAACCCATTATCTGGTACGGTTGAGTTTTCTGCTGGTAGTGAAGATAGTCCAGACTCTCAACGGGTCAAAATGGAGCCTGCTACAGTAACGTTACACTGGACAGGTAATGCAGCTTCGGAATTCAGCACCTATGAAAGTGGTTATCACTGGATTAAGGCCAAAATAACGAATAGCAAAAATACATATGAGAAAACAATAAGGACTTATGTTGTAAAACTACCTGAAAAGGATAGTTAACAAAATTGAATGGGGAGGGCTTAGCCCTCCCTCTTTTTACAGGTTAGCGTTTGGGTTTTGTTGTTGGGGAGCTGTTTTTATAGGCGCTCCCAGGTTTTTAGTAAACCACTCAACGACTCTGTTTATAATAATTGGCTGATACCATGTCTTATCGCCATGCTCGGCCCCTTCTACCAGCACGTACTCAGCGTTATCGCCGTTCTTCTTCAACATCCTGAATAGTTTGGCGCTTTGCTCAGGTGAAACCAGAGTGTCTTTGCTACCATGCATAATAAGAAATGGGGGTTTTACTCCTTTCATATGTCCGATTGGACTGGCGTTTAGCGCTTTTTCTTTTGACGCTGTGATGGGGGCTCCCGCAAAATTTCTGAATGCAGGGCCATTGATCATTAAGGCTTCGGTTACGGCAGGAGAGCGATGAACCTCCTGCACTGATTCAGGGAACCCCTCGCCAATATTCAACAAGTCAGAAATCCCATAAAGTGTGGCAACTGCCTGAACATCTGAGGATTGCTGAAGAAAGTCACCTTTATCAAAGGTTTTGTCACCATTTGTAGTTCCCATCATCTGAGCAAGCCATCCACCGGCAGAGTCACCCAGAACTCCGATTCTTTGAGGATCAATCCCATAATTGCTGGCATGCTCTCTCAGGTAACGTATTGCAGCTTTTCCATCCTCAACTGGTGCTGGAAATGTATCAGGAATTGTTCTGTATTCTACAGCGGCCACAACAAAACCAGCTTCTGCCAGAGCCATTCTCATTTCAATAAATTTGTCATGTTCAGAAGACATGAATCCGCCGCCGGGATAATAAATAATGGCTGGTTTTAAATCATTTGTTCGCGGGACAAGAACTGACATGTGAAGCTGTCTGACAGAACGAGTTCCTTTTATCTGGGAATAAACAACATCACCAATGAGATCGACCTGGTTTCTGGTCGGTGAAACACTAATGATATCTGCACCCGGGGTGTAACCAGGAAGATTAGTCTGGACAGGTGTTGCACAACTCCCGACCGACATGGCCATTGACATACCATACAATAGTGTTGCAGATGATAATATCTTGTTAATTTTCATGTTTTACATGCCTTGACTTATCGGATGAAATTCTCTTACTGAATTTAACGGCAGTTTAATAGCCGTACAACTCGTGGTAGCCAGGGAAATATCCCAGTCGTGGTTAAGGTTGTACTTGACGGCTATTATTTCAACAATGCTTAAAGTGAGAGCTTAAGGTTATGCGTATGTTTTACAGTCCGAGTAGATTCTGACCAATAGCTTCTTTGTATAATTCTGTCAGAAATAAATCTTGGCTTGCATGAAGTTTGAGACCTTATCTTGTTTGATTATGAATAATCAATTCGCCATAATTGTATCACCGGAGCCTGAACAACTCCGGTGACTTCTGCGCTAAACGGGGACGTTTATGCGCACATACAATCCAACCTATCTTCTCCCTTCACAGATGCAGAAATGCACCTGCGATATCTTGCATCCAGCGTTTGATCTCTGCGGAGGTGAAGCGTGAACTTCCCACAAGATGGCATCAAACTGCATCGCGGTAACTTCACCGCTATCGGTCGGCAGATCCAGCCTTATCTGGAGGACGGCAAATGCTTTCGCATGGTGCTTAAACCATGGCGCGAGAGACGCAGTCTTTCCCAGAATGCACTCAGCCACATGTGGTACAGCGAAATCAGTGAATACCTCATCAGCAGGGGTAAAACGTTCGCCACTCCAGCTTGGGTAAAAGATGCTCTCAAACACACTTATCTCGGTTATGAAACCAAAGAACTGGTTGATGTCGTAACCGGTGAAATCACCACCATTCAGTCATTACGTCATACCTCCGATCTCGATACCGGAGAGATGTATGTCTTCCTGTGTAAGGTTGAAGCCTGGGCGATGAATATTGGCTGCCACCTGACTATTCCGCAGAGCTGCGAGTTCCAGCTGCTGCGCGACAAGCAGGAGGCGTAATGGCTACACCGCTTATTCGTGTCATGAACGGACACATCTACAAAGTACCAAATCGTCGTAAGCGTAAACCTGAGCTGAAGCCATCCGAAATACCAACACTGCTCGGGTATACCGCCAGCCTGGTTGATAAAAAATGGTTGCGACTGGCAGCAAGGAGGAATCATGGCTGATTTAAGAAAAGCAGCGCGTGGTCGGGAATGCCAGGTAAGAATCCCTGGCGTATGTAATGGCAATCCTGAAACGTCAGTACTGGCACATATCCGGCTGGCTGGATTGTGCGGTACCGGTATCAAACCGCCAGACCTGATTGCCACCATTGCATGTTCTGCCTGCCACGACGAAATCGACCGTCGCACGCATTTTGTTGACGCTGGATATGCAAAAGAATGCGCGCTGGAAGGTATGGCGAGAACACAGGTTATCTGGTTGAAAGAGGGGGTTATTGAGGCGTGAATACCTACAGCATCACATTACCCTGGCCGCCGAGCAATAATCGCTATTACCGCCATAATCGTGGGCGCACGCACGTCAGCGCAGAGGGGCAGGCATACTGCGATAACGTCGCCCGAATCATTAAAAACGCAATGCTGGATATCGGCTTGGCTATGCCAGTGAAAATCCGTATTGAGTGCCACATGCCGGATCGCCGTCGCCGTGACCTGGATAATCTGCAAAAAGCCGCTTTTGACGCACTCACCAAATCAGGTTTCTGGCTGGATGATGTTCAGGTCGTTGATTACCGTGTTATGAAGATGCCCGTTACCAAAGGTGGGAAGCTGGAGCTGACTATCACCGAACTGGGAGATGAATGATGTTTGAGTCTTATATGGCAGAGCGTCTTCGCCGCCGCTGGGTGCGCCTGCGCTTATATCGTTTTCCTGGTTCTGTTTTGACCGATTACCGGATACTGAAGAATTACGCCAAAACACTGAAAGGAGCTGCCGCATGAATACCCAATATTTACAGTATGTCCGCGAGCAACTCATTGTGGCTACCGCTGATTTGAGCGGAGCAACGAAAGGACAGCTTGAAGCCTGGCTGGAGCATGCACAATTTGATACTGGTACATACAAACGAAAGAAGCCGCGCATTCTGGATGTGGTAACTGGCAAGATGATTACGCTGGATAATCCGCCGATTTCCGGTAAACAGTCGTACGCAAAAGGTTCATCTGTCGCCCTAGTCAGTTCGGTCGAGTTTTCAACCTCTTCGTGGCGGCGTGCGATTTTGTCTCTCGATGAACATCAGAAAGCGTGGTTGTTGTGGAGTTACAGTGAAAATATTCGCTGGGAGCATCAGGTTGCCATAACGCAGTGGGCATGGAACGAGTTTAAGGCTCTGTTGGGTACCAGAAAAATTGCAGGTAAGACACTGGATCGCCTGAAGAAGTTAATCTGGCTGGCTGCACAGGATGTGAAGAGCGAGCTGGCTGGGCGTGAGACCTATGAATACCAGGAGCTGGCATTACTGGTGGGAGTGACATCAAAAAACTGGTCTGAGACATTTACTGAACGCTGGGTTGCAATGAAGCACATTTTTCTACAGCTTGATAGCGAAGCTTTATTGCTTGTAACGAGAACACGTTCAAAACAAAAGGCGACATTTTCACAGCAAAGTATTGCAAAACTGGATTAAAAAGCATATATTTCATGTAAATCTGATATTCTGCCAATGTTGTACGCACTGGCAGTAATCCAAATTCAAGCCCGAGGTTTAAAGCCTTGGGCTTTTCTGTTTCTGGACGGTGAGTAGCCTTCCAACCTACCCCAGCCAGGGTGTCTTCAGCTGTTGAGTTGATATTGCTTAACCCTCTATTGCCAGCTACGTGCTGGCTTTTTTATTCCAGGCTTGCGGGGAGCATCAACTCCGTGCTTTGTCGTTAAATTACCCCGTGAGCCTGATTTCTGACATTTAACGTCCCGGCCTTTTGTCGGCGGCGAAACATTGGCTATTCATATGCACGAAAAAGAGAGCCTTGCCGGAGCGTTCTGGCTCGTTTTGCTGATCATCGCAGGTTGGGGCGGTCTGGTCCGCTACCTGATAGATGTGAAGCAGAGTAAAGCAACGTGGAGTTGGATAAATGCTCTGGCACAAATAGTTGTATCAGGATTCACCGGTGTTATTGGTGGCCTGATTAGTATTGAAAGTGGCTTCAGCATTTACATGATTCTCGCGACGGCGGGGATTAGCGGTGCGATGGGTTCGGTTGCACTGACGTACTTTTGGGAACGACTGACAGGGGTGAAAAATGCAAAATCTTAATCCTCAGCGTAAAGCTTTCCTCGATATGGTGGCATGGTCAGAAGGAACGGATAACGGACGGCAGAAAACCAGAAATCATGGTTATGACGTCATTGTAGGCGGAGAGCTATTTACTGATTACTCCGATCACCCTCGCAAACTTGTCACGCTAAACCCAAAACTCAAATCAACAGCCGCCGGACGTTACCAGCTTCTTTCCCGTTGGTGGGATGCCTACCGTAAGCAGCTTGGCCTGAAAGACTTCTCTCCAAAAAGCCAGGACGCTGTGGCATTGCAGCAGATTAAGGAGCGTGGCGCTTTACCGATGATTGATCGCGGTGATATTCGTCAGGCTATCGACCGTTGCAGCAATATCTGGGCTTCACTGCCGGGCGCTGGTTATGGCCAGTTCGAGCATAAGGCTGACAGCCTGATTGCAAAATTCAAAGAGGCTGGCGGAACGGTCAGAGAGATTGAGGTATGAGCAGAGTCACCGCGATTATCTCCGCTCTGATTATCTGCATCATCGTCTGCCTGTCATGGGCTGTTAATCATTACCGTGATAACGCCATCGCCTACAAAGAGCAGCGCGATAAAGCCACATCCATCATCGCTGACATGCAGAAGCGTCAACGTGATGTAGCAGAACTCGACGCCAGATACACAAAGGAGCTTGCTGATGCTAACGCGACTATCGAAAGTCTCCGTGCTGATGTTTCTGCTGGGCGTAAGTGGCTGCGCGTCAAAGCTGTCTGTCCAGACATGCATAAAATCACCGCCGCCTCCGGCGTGGATGATGGCACCAGCCCCAGACTTACTGACACCGCTCAACGGGATTATTTCACCCTTAGAAAGCGGATTGAAACCAGTGATAAAATGATCCGAGGCTTGCAGCAATACATTCGCACGCAGTGTGTAAGATGAGCAATCTTTGCTAATTAGCCATGAAATAGATAAATATCAGGCCAACGATGATTAGTGCCAGGCATCCTAATTGGTCAGAATGGCTGGCATTTGATCGTCTTGCTCTTCTTGCAGTTGACTGGACAGCCCTCTGTCCTCGACTTCCTCTTGGCATTCCTCTCATTTATTCTCTCTCAACATTGATATTGAACTGACAGATGATAATTATTTCATGAAAGTGGTATCTCGTTGATTTGATTACGCTACATAGTCGCCGGATTTTCGCATTTATCGGCATCGGGCGGTGCAAAATTGGCATAATCGAAACGTAGAGTTTTTGGCTGACAACAGCATTAGCGGTCACCCGGAGAGTGTTGTGAACATGTTAATTACATGACGCTTTAGATGCATCGACATTTGATGATGCTTGTCAGACCTGTCATTTTCTTTGCTTCATTTTCAACATTGAGGAAGTTGGTTGAGCATATTTTTTGATAATCTCCAGTTGTGAATCCTGTTTTATCGATCTTACGTTTCAAGGGATTAATCGTTTTGCAAGATGCTCTATGGATTCTGGTAAAGCGTTCGTCAGATTTATTACCTTTACCTCTGGTTCGCTTCAATGCATTGACAACATATCCGTCTGGATTATCGCCAAGCCAATTACGATAGTCTGATTCACTCTCAGTCTGAAGGTCACTTCTGAATACCTTTATGGACATGAAGATACTCCTGTGCATTTATGGTACGAAGAAATAGCAAAAGGATTTTTACCGTAAATTGCGAATCTACAAAAGCAAAACAATGCGTAATATCAGAGTGAATATTCTGCCTTTAATGTGGGTCCTTCTGATGACCTGAGCTCTCACGGGGCGGAAGGCGCGCGGGTTTTCGCTATTTATGAAAATTTTCCGGTTTAAGGCGTTTCCGTTCTTCTTCGCCGTAACTTAATGTTTTTATTTAAAACCCCCCCTGAAAAGAAAGGAAACGACAGATGCTGAAAACGGGCTTTTTGGCCTTTGTCGTTTCCTTTCTCTGTTTTTGTCCGTGGAATGAACAATGGAAGTCAACAAAAAGCAGCTGGCTGATATTTTCGGTGCGAGTATCCGTACCATTCAGAACTGGCAGGAGCAGGGAATGCCCGTTCTGCGAGGCGGTGGCAAGGGTAATGAGGTGCTTTATGATTCTGCCGCCGTCATAAAATGGTATGCCGAAAGGGATGCTGAAATTGAGAACGAAAAGCTGCGCCGGGAAGTTGAAGAACTGCGGCAGGCCAGCGAGGCAGATCTCCAGCCAGGGACTATTGAGTACGAACGCCATCGACTTACGCGTGCGCAGGCCGACGCACAGGAGCTGAAGAATGCCAGAGACTCCGCTGAAGTGGTGGAAACCGCATTCTGTACTTTCGTGCTGTCGCGGATCGCAGGTGAAATTGCCAGTATTCTCGACGGGATCCCCCTGTCGGTGCAGCGGCGTTTTCCGGAACTGGAAAACCGACATATTGATTTCCTGAAACGGGATATCATCAAAGCCATGAACAAAGCAGCCGCACTGGATGAACTGATACCGGGGTTGCTGAGTGAATATATCGAACAGTCAGGTTAACAGGCTGCGGCATTTTGTCCGCGCCGGGCTTCGCTCACTGTTCAGGCCGGAGCCACAGACCGCCGTTGAATGGGCGGATGCCAGTTACTATCTCCCGAAAGAATCCGCATACCAGGAAGGGCGCTGGGAAACACTGCCCTTTCAGCGGGCCATCATGAATGCGATGGGCAGCGACTACATCCGCGAGGTGAATGTAGTGAAGTCTGCCCGTGTCGGTTATTCCAAAATGCTGTTGGGTGTTTATGCCTACTTCATAGAGCATAAGCAGCGCAACACCCTTATCTGGTTGCCGACGGATGGTGATGCCGAGAACTTTATGAAAACCCACGTTGAGCCGACCATCCGCGATATTCCGTCGCTGCTGGCGCTGGCCCCGTGGTATGGCAAAAAGCACCGGGATAACACGCTCACCATGAAGCGTTTCACCAATGGGCGTGGTTTCTGGTGCCTGGGCGGTAAAGCGGCAAAAAACTACCGTGAAAAGTCGGTGGATGTGGCGGGTTATGATGAACTTGCTGCCTTTGATGATGATATTGAACAGGAAGGCTCTCCGACGTTCCTGGGTGACAAGCGTATTGAAGGCTCGGTCTGGCCAAAGTCCATCCGTGGCTCCACGCCAAAAGTGAGAGGCACCTGTCAGATTGAGCGTGCAGCCAGTGAATCCCCGCATTTTATGCGCTTTCATGTTGCCTGCCCGCATTGCGGGGAGGAGCAGTATCTTAAATTTGGCGACAAAGAGACGCCGTTTGGCCTCAAATGGACGCCGGATGACCCCTCCAGCGTGTTTTATCTCTGCGAGCATAATGCCTGCGTCATCCGCCAGCAGGAGCTGGACTTTACTGATGCCCGTTATATCTGCGAAAAGACCGGGATCTGGACCCGTGATGGCATTCTCTGGTTTTCGTCATCCGGTGAAGAGATTGTGCCACCTGACAGTGTGACCTTTCACATCTGGACAGCGTACAGCCCGTTCACCACCTGGGTGCAGATTGTCAAAGACTGGATGAAAACGAAAGGGGATACGGGAAAACGTAAAACCTTCGTAAACACCACGCTCGGTGAGACGTGGGAGGCGAAAATTGGCGAACGTCCGGATGCTGAAGTGATGGCAGAGCGGAAAGAGCATTATTCAGCGCCCGTTCCTGACCGTGTGGCTTACCTGACCGCCGGTATCGACTCCCAGCTGGACCGCTACGAAATGCGTGTATGGGGATGGGGGCCGGGTGAGGAAAGCTGGCTGATTGACCGGCAGATTATTATGGGTCGCCACGACGATGAACAGACGCTGCTGCGTGTGGATGAGGCCATCAATAAAACCTATACCCGCCGGAATGGTGCAGAAATGTCGGTATCCCGTATCTGCTGGGATACTGGCGGGATTGACCCGACCATTGTGTATGAACGCTCGAAAAAACATGGGCTGTTCCGGGTGATCCCCATTAAAGGGGCATCCGTCTACGGAAAGCCGGTGGCCAGCATGCCACGTAAGCGAAACAAAAACGGGGTTTACCTTACCGAAATCGGTACGGATACCGCGAAAGAGCAGATTTATAACCGCTTCACACTGACGCCGGAAGGGGATGAACCGCTTCCCGGTGCCGTTCACTTCCCGAATAACCCGGATATTTTTGATCTGACCGAAGCGCAGCAGCTGACTGCTGAAGAGCAGGTCGAAAAATGGGTGGATGGCAGGAAAAAAATACTGTGGGACAGCAAAAAGCGACGCAATGAGGCGCTCGACTGCTTCGTTTATGCGCTGGCGGCGCTGCGCATCAGTATTTCCCGCTGGCAGCTGGATCTTAGTGCACTGCTGGCGAGCCTGCAGGAAGAGGATGGTGCAGCAACCAACAAGAAAACACTGGCAGATTACGCCCGTGCCTTATCCGGAGAGGATGAATGACGCGACCGGAAGAACTTGCCGCTGCCCGTGCGGCACTGCATGACCTGATGACAGGAAAACGGGTGGCAACGGTACAGAAAGACGGACGGAGAGTGGAGTTTACGGCCACTTCCGTGTCTGACCTGAAAAAATACATTGCGGAGCTGGAAGTGCAGACCGGCATGACACAGCGACGCAGGGGACCTGCAGGATTTTATGTATGAAAACGTCCACCATTCCCACCCTTCTGGGGCCGGACGGCATGACATCGCTGCGTGAATATGCCGGTTATCACGGCGGTGGCAGCGGATTTGGTGGGCAGTTGCGGGCGTGGAACCCACCGAGTGAAAGTGTGGATGCAGCCCTGCTGCCCAACTTTACCCGTGGCAATGCCCGCGCAGACGATCTGGTACGCAATAACGGCTATGCCGCCAACGCCATCCAGCTGCATCAGGATCATATCGTCGGGTCTTTTTTCCGGCTCAGTCATCGCCCAAGCTGGCGCTATCTGGGCATCGGGGAGGAAGAAGCCCGTGCCTTTTCCCGCGAGGTTGAAGCGGCATGGAAAGAGTTTGCCGAGGATGACTGCTGCTGCATTGACGTTGAGCGAAAACGCACGTTTACCATGATGATTCGGGAAGGTGTGGCCATGCACGCCTTTAACGGTGAACTGTTCGTTCAGGCCACCTGGGATACCAGTCCGTCGCGGCTTTTCCGGACACAGTTCCGGATGGTCAGCCCGAAGCGCATCAGCAACCCGAACAATACCGGCGACAGCCGGAACTGCCGTGCCGGTGTGCAGATTAATGACAGCGGTGCGGCGCTGGGATATTACGTCAGCGAGGACGGGTATCCTGGCTGGATGCCGCAGAAATGGACATGGATACCCCGTGAGTTACCCGGCGGGCGCGCCTCGTTCATTCACGTTTTTGAACCCGTGGAGGACGGGCAGACCCGCGGTGCAAATGTGTTTTACAGCGTGCTGGAGCAGATGAAGATGCTCGACACGCTGCAGAACACGCAGCTGCAGAGCGCCATTGTGAAGGCGATGTATGCCGCCACCATTGAAAGTGAGCTGGATACGCAGTCAGCGATGGATTTTATTCTGGGTGCTAACAGTCAGGAGCAGCGGGAAAGGCTGACGGGCTGGATTGGTGAAATTGCCGCGTATTACGCCGCAGCACCGGTCCGGCTGGGAGGCGCAAAAGTGCCACACCTGATGCCAGGTGACTCACTGAACCTGCAGACGGCTCAGGACACGGATAACGGCTACTCCGTTTTTGAGCAGTCACTGCTGCGGTATATCGCTGCCGGGCTGGGTGTCTCATATGAGCAGCTTTCCCGGAATTACGCCCAGATGAGCTACTCCACGGCACGGGCCAGCGCGAACGAGTCGTGGGCGCACTTTATGGGGCGGCGAAAATTCGTCGCATCCCGTCAGGCGAGCCAGATGTTTCTGTGCTGGCTGGAAGAGGCCATCGCCCGCCGCGTGGTGACGTTACCTTCAAAAGCGCGCTTCAGCTTTCAGGAAGCCCGCAGTGCCTGGGGGAACTGTGACTGGATAGGCTCCGGTCGTATGGCCATCGATGGTCTGAAAGAAGTACAGGAAGCGGTGATTCTGATAGAAGCCGGACTGAGCACCTACGAGAAAGAGTGCGCAAAACGCGGCGACGACTATCAGGAAATTTTTGCCCAGCAGGTCCGTGAAACGATGGAGCGCCGCGCGGCCGGTCTTAAACCGCCCGCCTGGGCGGCTGCGGCATTTGAATCCGGGCTGCGACAATCAACAGAGGAGGAGAAGAGTGACAGCAGAGCTGCGTAATCTCCCGCATATTGCCAGTATGGCCTTTAATGAGCCGCTGATGCTTGAACCCGCCTATGCGCGGGTTTTCTTTTGTGCGCTTGCAGGCCAGCTTGGGATCAGCCGCCTGACGGATGCGGTGTCCGGCGACAGCCTGACTGCCGGAGAGGCACCCGCGACGCTGGCGTTATCCGGTGATGATGGCGGGCCACGACAGGCCCGCAGTTATCAGGTCATGAACGGCATCGCCGTGCTGCCGGTGTCCGGCACGCTGGTCAGCCGGACGCGGGCGCTGCAGCCGTATTCGGGGATGACCGGTTACAACGGCATTATCGCCCGTCTGCAACAGGCTGCCAGCGATCCGATGGTGGACGGCATTCTGCTCGATATGGACACACCGGGCGGGATGGTGGCGGGAGCATTTGACTGTGCTGACATCATCGCCCGTGTGCGTGACATAAAGCCGGTATGGGCGCTGGCCAACGACATGAACTGCAGTGCAGGTCAGCTGCTTGCCAGCGCCGCCTCCCGGCGTCTGGTCACGCAGACCGCCCGGACAGGCTCCATCGGCGTCATGATGGCTCACAGTAATTACGGTGCTGCGCTGGAGAAACAGGGTGTGGAAATCACGCTGATTTACAGCGGCAGCCATAAGGTGGATGGCAACCCCTACAGCCATCTACCGGATGATGTCCGGGAAACACTGCAGTCCCGGATGGATGCAACCCGCCGGATGTTTGCACAGAAGGTGTCGGCATATACCGGCCTGTCCGTGCAGGCTGTGCTGGATACCGAGGCTGCAGTGTACAGCGGTCAGGAGGCCATTGATGCCGGACTGGCTGATGAACTTGTTAACAGTACCGATGCGATCACCGTCATGCGTGATGCACTGGATACACGTAAATCCCGTCTCTCAGGAGGGCGAATGACCAAAGAGACTCAATCAACAACTGTTTCAGCCACTGCTTCGCAGGCTGACGTTACTGGCGTGGTGCAAGCGACGGAGGGCGAGAACGCCAGCGCGGCGCAGCCGGACGTGAACGCGCAGATCACCGCAGCGGTTGCGGCAGAAAACAGTCGCATTATGGGGATCCTCAACTGTGAGGAGGCTCACGGACGCGAAGAACAGGCACGCGTGCTGGCCGAAACCCCCGGTATGACCGTGGAAACGGCCCGCCGCATTCTGGCAGCTGCACCACAGAGTGCACAGGCGCGCAGTGACACTGCGCTGGATCGTCTGATGCAGGGGGCACCGGCACCGCTGGCTGCAGGTAACCCGGCATCTGATGCCGTTAACGATTTGCTGAACACACCAGTGTAAGGGATGTTTATGACGAGCAAAGAAACCTTTACCCATTACCAGCCGCTGGGCAACAGTGACCCGGCACATACGGCAACCGCGCCCGGCGGATTGAGTGCGAAAGCGCCTGCAATGACCCCGCTGATGCTGGATACCTCCACCCGTAAGCTGGTTGCGTGGGATGGCACCACCGACGGTGCTGCCGTTGGCATTCTGGCGGTTGATGCTGACCAGACCAGCACCACGCTGACGTTCTACAAGTCCGGCTCGTTCCGTTATGAGGATGTGCTCTGGCCGGAGGCTGCCAGCGACGAGACGAAAAAACGGACCGCGTTTGCCGGAACGGCAATCAGCATCGTTTAACCTTACCCTTCATCACTAAAGGCCGCCTGTGCGGCTTTTTTTACGGGATTTTTTTATGTCGATGTACACAACCGCCCAGCTGCTGGCGGCAAATGAGCAGAAATTTAAGTTTGATCCGCTGTTTCTGCGTCTCTTTTTCCGTGAGAGCTATCCCTTCACCACGGAGAAAGTCTATCTCTCACAAATTCCGGGACTGGTAAACATGGCGCTGTACGTTTCGCCGATTGTTTCCGGTGAGGTTATCCGCTCCCGTGGCGGCTCCACCTCTGAATTTACGCCGGGATATGTCAAACCCAAGCACTTAGCATGGCTTTCTGAGGCTTTCGTGTAGTTGCTGGTTTTTACACTTAATCTTTTGATAATAAAGAATAAGTTTATCTGGCGCTTTCACTGGATTTTCCTCGTTATCTGTGTGTTGCAATCATCTCTGTATTGCAGCTTGTATTGCTTTTTGGGGCTAAAAATGGCTGGCGAGAACAAACTGAGCGACAAAGCACTTAAAGGATATCTGGGGAAACCCAGAGAAAAGCAGATCACCATTGCTGATGGAAAGGGGCTTTCTATTCGTGTGAGTACCAAGGGGGCTGTGAGCTTTGTTTTCTTCTACAGGTTAGCAGGTGGCCGGGCTGCTCCGGTCTGGCTAACGTTGGGTAAATATCCTGATATGTCACTCAAACAGGCAAGGGAAAAGCGCGACGAGTGCCGTGGTTGGTTGGCTGACAAACGTGATCCGCGTATCCAGATTAAGATTCAGGCTGAAGAACGCTTAAAGCCGGTCACAGTGGAGGATGCACTAAATTACTGGTATGAAAATTACTGTAAGGTGCGTCGTAAAACTCATGCTGTAACGCTTGGCAGATTTCGAAAGCATATCTTTCCCTATATCGGTCATTTGCCCGTAAATGACACTCACCTATATGAATGGCTGGACTGTTTTGACCGAATTAAACGTAATGCACCAGTTATGGCGGCGTATGTTTTTTCTGACACTAAATTAGCTCTTCGTTTTTGTCGGGTACGCCAGTACGCGACGTGTGATGCTTTAAAGGATTTGCGCATGAGTGATGTGGGGCAGATTGCAGGTAAGCGGGATCGGGTTCTGGATGAAGCCGAACTGGGCCAGCTCTGGAAGGCAATTTTTGTCGAGCCTGATTTAAAACTAATGTCTGAATACACGCGAAAAATGTTTGTGCTTTGTACAGTATTTGGATGTCGAATGAGTGAAGCCCGATTATCAGAATGGAGCGAATGGGATCTCGAAAGTTGGGTTTGGACTGTACCAAAAGATCACTCAAAAACTGGTGTTGAAATCGTCAGACCAGTACCTGAAATTCTACGACAGTGGGTAACGGATGTTCACGAAGAGACAAAACATACTGGTTATGTGCTGGGAAGTCTGCGAATTAGAGAAAGCGTAAGCAAGATTGGGGGGAAAATCGGTAAACGTTTGGGCCATGAAAAACAATGGTCACTACACGACCTTAGAAGAACGCTTTCAACCCATCTGAGTGATTTGGGCGTTGAGTTTCATGTAGTGGAGCAGCTGTTAGGCCATGCGCTACCTGGCGTGGCAGGTGTTTACAACCGGAGTAAGTTTATGGCTAAAAAACTGGATGCTCTGGAACTCTGGACTACATATCTCAATAGCATCGCAGCTGCTGATTCAAAAGTGACAATCCTCAAACAAAAGGCTGGTTAACATGAAAAAAATGGCAATTGTCGATAAAAAGGGTCTGGAGTACATTCCTAACATTGACCGTATGATCCGCGAAAAAGAATGCCGTGAGTTAACTACTCTTGCTAATAGCACTCGATGGAAGTTAGAGAAAGAAGGAAAGTTTCCAAAGCGTATTAAAATAGGTGCCACTGCCGTAGCATATCGCCTTTCGGAGGTGCAGGCGTGGATTCGTGGGGAATGGTACTTAAATAAGTAAATCATTTCAATTAGGTAGGTTTATTACCTACCTAATTAATTTAAATCATGTCTGCCTTATTTCCTAATTTTATGGAGCAATCCTCTAAAAGATGCCCGATGAACTTATGAGTTCCAATAACATAATCTTGAAGCCTATATTCCATTCCTAATAATGACTTGTTCTCTTTGTCCTTGAAAAAAGGAAAAGAGGCAAGGTTTTCATCGACAATATAAAGGTGTTTGATTTTGTTGTTTAAAACCCTAGTTTCGTTAATGACATCGTAAGAATCAAGTTGGGAGAGGTCAATACCATAACTTAAGTATTTCTTTTTTAATTTATCCCATGTATATGGAACTTTAACTTGACTTTCAGGTATTTCTTTAATAATTGCTTCTAGCAAAGAGTATGCCATGGTACTAAACTGTTCAATAATAGCCCAAAGATTAATTACGACACTGTCATTGGCAAAAAATGAGGCTTTTCTATTAAGATCATCATAATAACCAACCATCTCTCTATGTCTGGCTTGAGAAATCAAGGCCATTTCATGCACTTCATCGTCTAATAAGTCTGGATTATATTGGGGAGTGTTGTCTGCAATTTTTTGTATCTCCTTAAGATTTATGTTATATGTATGATAAACAAATGAGTGAAATACTATTAGATCTTCAAGTCGGAACGAAAATTTCCCAAGTAGAGACAGGAATCTACTATCATGAGGGAAATAATGTGGGATAGGATTGTCTGTTAAATTATATTCACTTATTCGTTTTAGATTTTGCATCTCTCACAGATCCTTTTAAAAGTCTTAACCTCTAGGTTCAATACCTTGTTTGCGTAGTTCTGCTCTTGCTAGTTCTTTAAGCCAATTAGCCAAACTCATTCCTTCTTTTGCAGCCGCACTAACCATTTGTTCTTTTAGTTCCGGGTGGATACGGATCTGAAATGCCGGTGCCTTACCAGCACCTTTCGGCTGTTTATCGCGCTGAATGATAGTTGACATGTATGTACCTATTGCTTAGTATGCTTCTTGATAGGTACACACCTTATCATGTTTTATTACTCTGTAACAACGCCCTGCAGTGCTCGCAACACATACAGGGCGTTTAACCACCAACGATAGCAACAGTATCGAGGTAGCTATGAGAAATCATACCACACACCCGCAAGGGCGGGACCCGCACAACCTGAATAAATACATCTGGCGTTTTATCGCCCTGAGTACGGCACAACCGCGCGTGATTACCATCGAGGCCACCAGCGAACAGGAAGCCCGCCAGCAATCCCCAACTGGCTGCGTGATGATATTCGCCGCCCGTATTCGTCAGGAGGTGTGCCATGAATGATCTTTATTTGAAAGTGCTGACACATGCTGAAAACGCGCTCGTTTGTGGCAAAAATATGCGAGAAATCTTATCAACCTGGCTTGATGGGACAACAAATGCGGAACACGATGAACGGGATGCTAATTTAGCTGGAGCGTTAATTACGTTACTTGATCCTGTCATCAAAGAGCTGGATGAAGCTATAAAAATACACGACCAGAGCTATACCGGAGAATAAAAAATGAAAAATAAATTTTCTGGCTTTATTGCCAGCGGTCAAACTCATTCAAAAATCAGCCTTGGGGATATTTTCAAAGACAGCTATGGCTATCGGGTAAAGATTATTTCGGTTGATGATCGTCGTGTCTCTTATTTGCGTGATGGTTATGATTTTGAATGTGTTATGCCGCGTCAGCAGTTCGAAAGAGATTTCATTCTGGTAAAAAATTGCAAGACAGATAATCAGAGGCGTGCCGCAGGCTATATCCGTAAAATTCGGGCAATGTTAGTTGCCGGAGGTAACAAATGAAACGTGCTCCGAACTTAAAATACCAACCGCGCGACAAAATGACGGAAGTCATCATTTTTGCTGGCAGTGATGCCTGGAGCCATGCAAAAGAATGGAATGAATGGGCAGGTAAGCATATTGCAGCAGATGATACACCACCAGTCATTCTGGGTACAGAACAACTGGAAAACCTGGATGATATGCAAATTATCGATGAAGGCCGTCATTATGTGCGTGTTTATCGTGCTGGAAAGATTGCAGAGAAAAGTCTGACGAAGGTTGCGACATTACTTGCTATTGCAGGCGTAAAGGAAGCACGTTGTTACCGTAGCTTTGTTGATCGAGAGCCTGAAGACTGGACTCCGCGCCTTGTCGGCCTAAAAGCTGAAGCGGAGCATGGGGAAAGTCTGGTGATTGAACTGCCAGTGAAGAAGGCAGAGCGCAAAAATGACGAGCGTGCTTCATCTTTGGCGTTGAATCAGATGGGGGCCAGCCAGCGCGGTGAAGTTCTCCTTGCACATTACGGCGGCGAACTGGCAATCAATGCCGACTCTGACACCGTTCATCATTACAACGGCGTTGTATGGGAGCCGGTTCAGGATAAAGAGTTACAGCGTGCTATGGCGCAGATTTTCATTGATGCGGAGATCAGCTATTCGCAGAACGCTATTAAATCGGCGGTAGATACCATGAAGTTAAGTTTGCCTGTAATGGGGAATACAGCCCGTAACCTGATTGGATTCAGTAACGGGGTATTTGATACCAGAACTGGTAATTTTCGGGAGCATAACAAAAACGACTGGTTGTTAATTGCCAGTGAATTACCTTTCAGCCCACCAGCAGAGGGGGAAACGCTGGCAACACATGCGCCGAATTTCTGGAAGTGGTTGCGCCGTTCGGTGGCTGAGAATGACCGCAAGGCAGATCGCGTACTGGCGGCATTATTCATGGTGCTGGCGAACCGGTACGACTGGCAGTTATTCATTGAGGTAACAGGGCCGGGGGGAAGTGGTAAAAGTGTGATGGCGGAGATTTGCACCATGCTGGCGGGTAAGGCGAATACAGTATCAGCAAGCATGAAGGCGCTGGAAGATGCAAGGGAACGTGCGTTAGTGGTTGGCTTTTCGCTGATTATCATGCCGGATATGACCCGCTACGCTGGTGATGGGGCAGGGATTAAGGCCATTACAGGCGGTGACAAGGTGGCAATTGACCCGAAACACAAAGCCCCCTATTCAACGCGTATTCCGGCAGTAGTGCTGGCGGTTAACAATAACGCCATGTCATTCAGTGACCGCAGCGGGGGGATCTCACGTCGTCGGGTGATATTCAATTTTTCGGAAGTTGTACCGGAGAACGAACGCGATTCGATGCTGGCGGAAAAAATAGAAGGTGAGCTGGCGGTAGTGATTCGTCATCTGCTTACACGGTTTGCTGATCAGGACGAAGCCAGACGCCTGTTATATGAGCAGCAGAAATCTGAAGAAGCACTGGCGATAAAGCGAGAGGGGGATTCGCTGGTGGACTTCTGCGGCTATCTCATGGCATCGGTAATGTGTGATGGCCTGTTAGTGGGTAATGCTGAAATTGTGCCATTCAGCCCACGCAGGTATCTCTATCATGCCTATCTGGCTTATATGAGGGCACATGGGTTTGGTAAACCTGTAACACTGACGCGCTTCGGTAAAGATATGCCGGGGGCAATGGCGGAATATGGCAGGGAGTATATGAAACGGAAAACGAAGCACGGTTTGCGTTCAAACGTGACACTGACGGAGGAATCAGAAGACTGGATGCCATCATGTGTATCGGTCACTAATGACGATAGCAAAAATTAAACTTATGGAATAACTGTTCACCACTGTTCACCCTGTCATAAATATCTTTTATATCAGTATATTATAGGGTGAACAGTTATTTATGAACTGTTCACCAAACTATTCACTGTTCACCTTTTTGATTGTTTATTGAGCTTCAAGGGTGAACAGTGGTGAACAGTTGGTGAATAGTTTTTGTGAAACTGTTCACCCATTAACATTATGAATTAAAAGAGAAAATATCAAAAGGTGAACAGGTGAAGGGTTAAAACGCAAAAATTTTAATTTACTGCTGTGAGATAAAGCCTATGACAGCGAAGCACACAAAAAAATCACAATCGCACGCCCTTGATTTGACGGAACACTGGTTAAGGGTGTCGATAAAAATCATCGACCGCAACGCCGGGGAAGGATACGCGAAAGCACATCCCGAACTGATTAGCGCATTCATGACAACGGCGGCTGCAAACTTTGCCACTCTGACCGAACGGGAGATTGCTGAAGCGGAGGAAGTGACAACAATCAATATTAAGTCCGGAGAGCAGGCAGCATGATGGCGCAAATATCAGTTTACGGGCGGTTGGTGGACGACCCGCAGACAAAACAGACCAGCAAGGGCACCCCCATGACGCTGGCGCGTATGGCGGTATCAATGCCCTGCAGTCAGTCGGATGACGGTCAGGCGACGATGTGGTTATCTGTCCTGGCGTTTGGCAGACAAGCCGACGCACTGGCAAAGCATCACAAAGGCGAACTCCTGAGCGTGGCGGGTAACATGCAGATGAGCCAGTGGACTGGACAGAACGGCGAAACGCGGCAGGGCTGGCAGGTTATCGCAGACAGCGTAATCAGTGCGCGATCGGTGCGACCGGGCGGCAAAAAAGGCCAACAGGGGCAGGCTACTGACGAACTGAACAGAGCAAAACAACAGGCAGATCAGCAAGGAAGCCAGCCACCAGTGGGAGATAATGAGCAATGGGGAGATGATATCCCGTTTTAAATATTGCCAATAAAAAAGGCCGGAAAAAATAAATTTTCCGGCATGCTACATAAATCCCGACCAAAGGGAGTGAAGATATTAACACTAATTGTCCGCACTGAAGTTGTCACCCCAAAACTTTATACAACATTGCACTCGGTTGCATGTGTTCGCATGACAAATATCGGTGGTAGCATATATCCACAATTATTTTTAATGAATGCAAAGAGGATGCGTATGGTTGATTTATATTCGCCTACTCAGCTTGTACAGGTGGTTAATGCTGTAGATGTACAAAAACAACTAAATGCGTTGTTTACCAGTTTGTTTTTTACTCGCTCGGTAATGTTTGAATCGCGCGATATTATTCTTGATACAATCGACGATCCAAATATCCCAATTGCAGCGTTTTGTTCTCCTATGGTGGGTAGTAAAGTTTCACGTGACGAAGGGTACGAATCAAAAACAATTCGTCCAGGCTATATGAAGCCGAAAAGCAGCATTGATCCAAATAAGTTAGCTGTGCGCCCTGCTGGTGTATCACCTGAGCAATACAATGCTTTTGGGGCACGTAATATTAAAGTTAAACAGGCGATTGTAAATCAAGCTAAAGCTATTCGTGCACGTATTGAATGGCTTGCTGTTCAGGCAATCACAACGGGGAAAAATATCATTGAGGGCGATGGTATTGAACGTTATGAGCTGGACTGGAATATTAAACCACAAAATATCATCACTCAGTCTGGCGGTGCTGAGTGGTCAGGTAAGGATAAAGAAACTTTTGATCCAAATGATGATATTGAGAGCTACGCAGAATTTAGTGAGGGCGTCACTAATATTATCATTATGGGCGGTAATGTATGGAAGAAATACCGTTCATTCAGAGCGATAAAAGAGGCTCTGGATACCCGTCGTGGTTCTAATTCCGAACTGGAAACGGCCCTTAAAGACCTTGGTGATTCGGTGAGTTTTAAAGGGTATATGGGCGATGTTGCGATTGTTGTATACAGCGGGCGTTATACCGACGAGGACGGAACTGAAAAACATTTCCTTGATCCTGATTTGATGGTGCTTGGCAATACGGCTCTTCAGGGGATTGTCGCCTATGGCGGTATTCAGGATCCGGAGCTAATCCGAATGGGGCTGACTAAAGCCGAACTTGCACCGAAAAACTATATTGTGCCTGGTGATCCGGCTATTGAATATGTGCAGACACATTCAGCACCACAGCCAATACCGGCCCGCATCAATCGTTTTGTTACCGTTCGCATTGGCTAAGGGGGAGCAATGGCTACTCATTACACTGAACTCATGGCTGGCACTGAAGCACTGGTGACTACACTGGGGATATTTTCAGCTAATAAAGGGGTAATTCATGCATTTACGCCACTGATGCAGGAAGATGCAACAGGTGCACTGGTGGTATGGGATGGTTCGAGCGTAGGTAAAGCGGTTTATGTTTCCGCTGTACAAATCGACACCGCGAAAAAAACACAGGCTCAGGTCTATAAGACAGGTGTCTTAAATGTTGATGCTCTGAACTGGCCTGAGTCTGTTAAAGAACTGTCAGTAAAGGTTGCAGCGTTTGTTGGCTCAGGTATTTCTGTTCAGCCGCTGGCTCGTGTGTAAAGGGGGATACAATGCAGAATGATTACAATGACCTTAAGCCAATTGCCGAAATGATGTACCCGAATCAAGCTGTAGAGGAATTAAAAGCTATCGCTGACAAAATGTGTTTAAGCGAGCGCCTTGTTGATATGAATCAGGTGATGGAAATTACAACCCTGAGTCGTCGTACACTGCTAAACCTTGAGGCTAGTGGAGAGTTCCCGGAGCGTGTGCAGGTTACGGAAGGGCGTAAGGCCTGGTATTTAAGTGAAGTGATCGACTGGATAAATAATATTCCTCGCGCTTCTGAATATTGCCGCGTACCTGTCCCAAAAAAGCCAGATGCGGCGCTATGCCTCAAGATTGAGCGTGTACGCCGCAATGCACGGGATGGTCGCTATAAGCTGATTGGTTGATGAAGTTAGGGCCCGCTCTGGCTGGCGGGTCCTTTCCGGCGATCCAGAACGTTACGGGGCGTCAGGCGCGCAGATTCTTGCTATTTATGACAATTTTCTGCGATTTGCCGTTTCCGTTCTTCTTCCTCGTAACTTAGTGTTTTTACTAGAAATACCCTCTTAAAAGAAAGGAAATGACAGGTGCTGAAAACAGGCTTTTGGGTCTCCGTCATTTCCTTTCTCATTTTTATCTAAAAGTAAGCATCGAGGCCACCCCAAATGCTTATAGAGGTTATTGTGTCACTATGCGTACTGTTCAGGATTTAAAGTAGCAAGACATCTAGTTGCTTGCAGTTTTGGCGAATGATGTGAGGTTCTCTATAACAGATAATGTAACAAGTTACTGATATATTCTGTTATGGTTGACTTTAAATTCTGTTGCTCCTTCAATGAATTATTGAGGGGTGAAAATTAGGCGTGATAAGAATCGATCACGCCTATTGTTTATCTTGAAGAAATTTTAGGCAGGCTTTTTAAAAATAAATCTTTATTTCTACTTGCATCAGTTAAAAGTGTTAGGAATATTTTATCTGTAGGAGTGCATGTGCTCTTGTTTAACAGTAATTCACCAAGTTTCTGTAATCGAGAGAATTGCCCATCCTCTTGGATTCTGTGACGAAGTGTACTATCATTTTTAATAACATCAACAAATGCAGAAACCATGTTAATATCAAAGTATTCAAACATTTCCAATATTAAAGGTGCAGCCCCATTTGAATAAAAATTCTTCCTTCCATACTGATAGCTGAAACCACGATGGCCAACATAAGTTTTTGTAATGGCTGAAACAAATTCAACAATATTATCTTCAGGGACGAAACTCGAGAATGGTAATAATTGGGTTACGATTTTTTCCTCTTCTGACCAATTATCTAAAGACTCGGTGAGTTTATTAATGAGAGGCTCAATAATAACTTTTCGGGATGCAGGGCTAATATACATCAGTCCATCTACCAATAGTATGAATTGTTGTGCCTTCTCTATCTTATTGTTGTTTCCTGAAACTAAATACTTGTCAAATTGTTGGCCGACTTTACGTCGGTCGTCTTTTGAAAGTAATGTCCATAAAATAGGTGCGCAAAATTCAATGTTGTTTCTGAGTTCACTTGATATATTGGATGAGCAGTATGTGCCAAAAAAACGAGAGGATAATTCACTGATATAAATTGCAGGTAGATCTGAAAAGGCTTGCTTAACTGCCAGACTATTTTTATTAAATGTTGCCGAATCCATTTCTGAAAGATATGTAGATATATCTATGATGGCTGGTGGAAACTCTTTAGAAAGAACGTATTTATTACAATCATTAATCAGGTTCACTACTTTGATTAAATCAGGGTCGCTACTTTGTGGATGTCCACCAAATAGATTCCTGGTTTCTCTAGCTTGTTGTAATAGTTTCTGACCTTCTCGATCGATAACTCCTATTTTAAATGCTCCATCTATTAAATCAAAGTCGCTCACATAATCCTGAAAATCTTCATACGTTTTAATTTCTTTTTTTTGTTTACACTCTTTGTTGAATAGATCTAGGCTACGATGAATTATCTTTTGACGTAAATCATCAACTACAGCATTCCAGTAAGCAGTGATGGCACTTCTATAACCTTTTACAGGAAGAACTCTTATTGCTTCTGAAATATATGGGCAGTCAACTACATCATGCCTCACAGTTGAGAGCGCAGTTTGTAACAATGTAACTTCTGTAGAGTCTAGTGGAGTTGGCTGCACTAAATGAGAACTTATCTCTGTACCCTTCATTTCAGGATTTTCCTATTCTTTTCCATTTTTCTACTCTATTGAATTTGAAAAAGATATCAAGTTCGTTCTTGCCAGTTTTAAGTGGAAAAATTGATGTTACCTTATTGAGATAAGGCAGTTCTCTATAACCTATTGTTATTAATTATTTTTATTTTTTTTCCAATTCAGATGTTTAGGGCTAAGAAGTTAAGTGAGAGTTCACAGCAAAACTGCTTCTAGTTCCTCACCGAGGAGCAAAAGGTTAAGACAGCGTACTTTGTATTGCACAATGTATTGCAGAACCTTCTTTCGAAAGCTACAACAATCAATTTTATATTGAAAATTCAATCATATCCTTTCGATATTGACTCATATAACCCAAGCATGAAGTGAATCCGCAGATGACCCTGCGTCGCCTGCCGGATGAAGATCCGCAGAATCTGGCGGACCCGGCTTACCGTCGCCGTCGCATCATCATGCAGAACATGCGTGACGAAGAGCTGGCCATTGCCCAGGTGGAAGAGATGCAGGCAGTTTCTGCCGTGCTTAAGGGCAAATACACCATGACCGGTGAAGCCTTCGATCCGGTTGAGGTGGATATGGGTCGCAGTGCGGCGAATAACATCACGCAGTCCGGCGGCACGGAGTGGAGTAAGCGTGATAAGTCCACGTATGACCCGACCGACGATATCGAAGCCTACGCGCTGAACGCCAGCGGTGTGGTGAATATCATCGTGTTTGATCCGAAAGGCTGGGCGCTGTTCCGTTCCTTCAAAGCCGTCAGGGAGAAGCTGGATACCCGTCGCGGCTCTCATTCCGAACTGGAGACAGCGGTAAAAGACCTGGGCAAAGCGGTGTCTTATAAGGGAATGTATGGCGATGTGGCCATCGTCGTGTATTCCGGACAGTACGTGGAAAATGGTGTCAAAAAGAACTTCCTGCCGGACAACACGATGGTGCTGGGCAACACTCAGGCACGCGGTCTGCGCACCTATGGCTGCATTCAGGATGCGGACGCACAGCGCGAAGGCATTAACGCCTCTGCCCGTTACCCGAAAAACTGGGTGACCACCGGCGATCCGGCGCGTGAGTTCACCATGATTCAGTCAGCACCGCTGATGCTGCTGGCTGACCCTGATGAGTTCGTGTCCGTACAACTGGCGTAATCATGGCCCTTCGGGGCCATTGTCTCTCTGTGGAGAAGTCCATGACGAAAGATGAACTGATTGCCCGTCTCCGCTCGCTGGGTGAACAACTGAACCGTGATGTCAGCCTGACGGGGACGAAAGAAGAACTGGCGCTCCGTGTGGCAGAGCTGGAAGAAGAGCTTGATGACACGGATGACACTGCCGGTCAGGACACCCCTCTCAGCCAGGAAAATGTGCTGACCGGGCATGAAAATGAGGTGGTATCAGCGCAGCCGGATACCGTGACTGATACGGCTGCTCTGGTCACGGTCGTGGCACTGGTGACGCTGCACACTGTTGCACTTCACGCCACGCGGGATGAACCAGTGGCATTCGTACTGCCGGGAACGGCGTTCCGTGTCTCTGCCAGTGTGGCAGCCGAAATGACAGAACATGGCTTGGCCAGAATGCAATAACGGGAGGCGCTGTGGCTGATTTCGATAACCTGTTCGATGCTGCCATTGCCCGCGCCGATGAAACGATACGCGGGTACATGGGAACGTCAGCCACCATTACATCCGGTGAGCAGTCCGGTGCTGTGATACGTGGTGTTTTTGATGACCCTGAAAATATCAGCTATGCCGGACAGGGCGTGCGCGTTGAAGGCTCCAGCCCGTCCCTGTTTGTCCGGACTGATGATGTGCGGCAGCTGCGGCGTGGAGACACGCTGACCATCGGTGAGGAAAACTTCTGGGTAGATCGGGTTACGCCGGATGATGGCGGAAGCTGTCATCTCTGGCTTGGGCGGGGGGGACCGCCTGCCGTTAACCGTCGCCGCTGAAAGGGGGATGTATGGCCATAAAAGGTCTTGAGCAGGCCGTTGAAAACCTCAGCCGTATCAGCAAAACGGCGGTGCCTGGTGCCGCCGCAATGGCCATTAACCGCGTTGCTTCATCCGCGATATCGCAGTCGGCGTCACAGGTTGCCCGTGAGACAAAGGTACGTCGGAAACTGGTAAAGGAAAGGGCCAGGCTGAAAAGGGCCACGGTCAAAAATCCGCAGGCCAGAATCAAGGTTAACCGGGGGGGTTTGCCCGTAATCAGGCTGGGTAATGCGCGGGTTGTCCTGTCCCGCCGCAGGCGTCGTAAAAAGGGGCAGCGTTCATCCCTGAAAGGTGGCGGTAGCGTGCTTGTGGTGGGAAACCGTCGTATTTCCGGCGCGTTTATTCAGCAACTGAAAAATGGCCGGTGGCATGTTATGCAGCGTGTGGCCGGGAAAAACCGTTACCCCATTGATGTGGTGAAAATCCCGATGGCGGTGCCACTGACCACGGCGTTTAAACAGAATATTGAGCGGATACGGCGTGAGCGTCTTCCGAAAGAGCTGGGCTATGCGCTGCAGCATCAACTGAGAATGGTAATAAAGCGATGAAACATACTGAACTCCGTGCAGCCGTACTGGATGCACTGGAGAAGCATGACACCGGGGCGACGCTTTTTGATGGTCGCCCCGCTGTTTTTGATGAGGCGGATTTTCCGGCAATTGCCGTTTATCTCACCGGCGCTGAATACACGGGCGAAGAGCTGGACAGCGATACCTGGCAGGCGGAGCTGCATATTGAAGTTTTCCTGCCTGCTCAGGTGCCGGATTCAGAGCTGGATTCGTGGATGGAGTCCCGGATTTATCCGGTGATGAGCGATATCCCGGCACTGTCAGATTTGATCACCAGTATGGTGGCCAGTGGCTATGACTACCGACGCGACGATGATGCGGGCCTGTGGAGTTCAGCCGATCTGACTTATGTCATTACCTATGAAATGTGAGGACGCTATGCCTGTACCAAATCCAACAATGCCGGTGAAAGGTGCCGGGACCACACTGTGGGTTTATAAGGGGAACGGTGACCCTTATGCGAACCCGCTTTCAGACGTTGACTGGTCGCGTCTGGCAAAAGTTAAAGACCTGACGCCCGGCGAACTGACCGCTGAGTCCTATGACGACAGCTATCTCGATGATGAAGATGCAGACTGGACTGCGACCGGGCAGGGGCAGAAATCTGCCGGAGATACCAGCTTCACGCTGGCGTGGATGCCCGGAGAGCAGGGGCAGCAGGCGCTGCTGGCGTGGTTTAATGAAGGTGATACCCGTGCCTATAAAATCCGCTTCCCGAACGGCACGGTCGATGTGTTCCGTGGCTGGGTCAGCAGTATCGGTAAGGCGGTGACGGCGAAGGAAGTGATCACCCGCACGGTGAAGGTCACCAATGTGGGACGCCCGTCGATGGCTGAAGATCGCAGTACGGTGACGGCGGCAACCGGCATGACGGTAACGCCAGCCAGTGCGTCCGTAGTGAAAGGGCAGAGCACCACGCTGACCGTGGCATTCCAGCCGGAAGGCGCAACCGACAAGAGCTTCCGTGCGGTGTCTGCGGATAAAACAAAAGCCACCGTGTCGGTCAGTGGTATGACCATCACCGTGAAAGGTGTTGCTGCAGGCAAGGTCAACATTCCGGTCGTATCCGGTAATGGTGAACTTGCTGCGGTTGCAGAAATCAACGTCACCGCCAGTTAATCCGGAGAGTCAGCGATGTTCCTGAAAACCGAATCATTTGAACATAACGGCGTGACCGTCACGCTTTCTGAACTTTCAGCCCTGCAGCGTATTGAGCATCTCGCCCTGATGAAACGGCAGGCAGAACAGGCGGAGTCAGACAGCAACCGGAAGTTTACAGTGGAAGACGCCATCAGAACCGGTGCTTTTGTGGTGGCGATGTCCCTGTGGCATAACCATCCGCAGAAGACAAAGCAGCCTTCCATGAATGAAGCCGTTAAACAGATTGAGCAGGAAGTGCTTACCACCTGGCCCACAGAGGCAATTTCTCATGCTGAAAACGTGGTGTACCGGCTGTCCGGTATGTATGAGTTTGTGGTGAATGATGCCCCTGAACAGGCAGAGGACGCCGGGCCTGCAGAGCCTGTTTCTGCGGGAAAGTGTTCGACGGTGAGCTGAGTTTTGCCCTGAAACTGGCGCGCGAGATGGGGCGACCCGACTGGCGTGCCATGCTTGCCGGGATGTCATCCACGGAGTATGCCGACTGGCACCGCTTTTACAGTACCCATTATTTTCATGATGTTCTGCTGGATATGCACTTTTCCGGGCTGACGTACACCGTGCTCAGCCTGTTTTTCAGCGATCCGGATATGCATCCGCTGGATTTCAGTCTGCTGAACCGGCGCGAGGCTGACGAAGAGCCTGAAGATGATGTGCTGATGCAGAAAGCGGCAGGGCTTGCCGGAGGTGTCCGCTTTGTCCCGGACGGGAATGAAGTTATCCCCGCCTCCCCGGATGTGGCGGACATGACGGAGGATGACGTAATGCTGATGACAGTATCAGAAGGGATCGCAGGAGGAGTCCGGTATGGCTGAACCGGTAGGCGATCTGGTCGTTGATTTAAGTCTGGATGCGGCCAGATTTGACGAGCAGATGGCCAGAGTCAGGCGTCATTTTTCCGGTACGGAAAGTGATGCGAAAAAAACAGCGGCAGTCGTTGAACAGTCAATGAACCGACAGGCGCTGGCTGCACAGAAAGCGGGGATTTCCGTCGGGCAGTATAAAGCCGCCATGCGTATGCTGCCTGCACAGTTCACCGACGTGGCCACGCAGCTTGCAGGCGGGCAAAGCCCGTGGCTGATCCTGCTGCAACAGGGTGGTCAGGTTAAGGACTCCTTCGGCGGGATGATCCCCATGTTCAGGGGGCTTGCCGGTGCGATCACCCTGCCGATGGTGGGGGCCACCTCGCTGGCGGTGGCGACCGGTGCGCTGGCGTATGCCTGGTATCAGGGCAACTCAACCCTGTCCGGTTTCAACAAAACGCTGGTCCTTTCCGGCAATCAGGCGGGACTGACGGCAGATCGTATGCTGGTCCTGTCCAGAGCCGGGCAGGCGGCAGGGCTGACGTTTAACCAGACCAGCGAGTCACTCAGCGCACTGGTTAAGGCGGGGGTAAGCGGTGAGGCTCAGATTGCGTCCATCAGCCAGAGTGTGGCGCGTTTCTCCTCTGCATCCGGCGTGGAGGTGAACAAGGTCGCTGAAGCCTTCGGGAAGCTGACCACAGACCCGACGTCGGGGCTGACGGCGATGGCGCGCCAGTTCCATAACGTGACGGCGGAGCAGATTGCGTATGTTGCTCAGTTGCAGCGTTCCGGCGATGAGGCCGGGGCATTGCAGGCAGCGAACGAGGCCGCAACGAAAGGGTTTGATGACCAGACCCGCCGCCTGAAAGAGAACATGGGCACGCTGGAGACCTGGGCAGACAGGACTGCGCGGGCATTCAAATCCATGTGGGATGCGGTGCTGGATATTGGTCGTCCTGATACCGCGCAGGAGATGCTGATTAAGGCAGAGGCTGCGTTTAAGAAAGCAGACGACATCTGGAATCTGCGCAAGGATGATTATTTTGTTAACGATGAAGCGCGGGCGCGTTACTGGGATGATCGTGAAAAGGCCCGTCTTGCGCTTGAAGCCGCGAGAAAGAAGGCTGAACAGCAGAGTCAACAGGACAAAAATGCGCAGCAGCAGAGCGATACCGAAGCGTCACGGCTGAAATATACCGAAGAGGCGCAGAAGGCTTACGAACGGCTGCAGACGCCGCTGGAGAAATATACCGCCCGTCAGGAAGAACTGAACAAGGCACTGAAGGACGGGAAAATTCTGCAGGCAGATTACAACACGCTGATGGCGGCGGCGAAAAAGGACTATGAAGCGACGCTGAAAAAGCCGAAACAGTCCGGCGTGAAGGTGTCTGCGGGCGATCGTCAGGAAGACAGTGCTCATGCTGCCCTGCTGACGCTTCAGGCTGAACTCCGGACGCTGGAGAAGCATGCCGGAGCAAATGAGAAAATCAGCCAGCAGCGCCGGGATTTGTGGAAGGCGGAGAGTCAGTTCGCGGTACTGGAGGAGGCGGCGCAACGTCGCCAGCTGTCCGCACAGGAGAAATCCCTGCTGGCGCATAAAGATGAGACGCTGGAGTACAAACGCCAGCTGGCTGCACTTGGCGACAAGGTTACGTATCAGGAGCGCCTGAACGCGCTGGCGCAGCAGGCGGATAAATTCGCACAGCAGCAACGGGCAAAACGGGCCGCCATTGATGCGAAAAGCCGGGGGCTGACTGACCGGCAGGCAGAACGGGAAGCCACGGAACAGCGCCTGAAGGAACAGTATGGCGATAATCCGCTGGCGCTGAATAACGTCATGTCAGAGCAGAAAAAGACCTGGGCGGCTGAAGACCAGCTTCGCGGGAGCTGGATGGCAGGCCTCAGGTCCGGCTGGAGCGAGTGGAAAGAGAGCGCCACGGACAGTATGTCGCAGGTTAAAAGTGCAGCCACGCAGACCTTTGATGGTATTGCACAGAATATGGCGGCGATGCTGACCGGCAGTGAACAGAACTGGCGCAGCTTCACCCGTTCCGTGCTGTCCATGATGACAGAAATTCTGCTTAAGCAGGCAATGGTGGGGATTGTCGGGAGTATCGGCAGCGCCATTGGCGGGGCTGTTGGTGGCGGCGCATCCGCGTCAGGCGGTACAGCCATTCAGGCCGCTGCGGCGAAATTCCATTTTGCAACCGGAGGATTTACGGGAACCGGCGGCAAATATGAGCCAGCGGGGATTGTTCACCGTGGTGAATTTGTCTTCACGAAGGAGGCAACCAGCCGGATTGGCGTAGGAAATCTTTACCGGCTGATGCGCGGCTATGCCACCGGCGGTTATGTCGGTACACCGGGCAGCATGGCGGACAGCCGGTCGCAGGCGTCCGGGACGTTTGAGCAGAATAACCATGTGGTGATTAACAACGACGGCACGAACGGTCAGATAGGGCCACAGGCACTGAAGGCGGTTTATGACGTAGCCCGTAAGGCGGCAATGGATGTTGTGACCGGGCAGATGCGCGATGGTGGTCTGTTCTCCGGAGGTGGACGATGAAAACCTTCCGCTGGAAAGTGAAACCCGGTATGGATGTGGCTTCGGCCCCTTCTGTAAGAAAGGTGCGCTTTGGTGATGGCTGTTCCCAGCGAGCGCCTGCCGGGCTGAATGCCAACCTGAAAACGTACAGCGTGACGCTTTCTGTCCCCCGTGAGGAGGCCACGGTACTGGAGTCGTTTCTGGAAGAGCACGGGGGCTGGAAA